GCGTGATCGCTGCCCTTCAGCCACGTCGCCGTCGTCGAGCCCGAGGGCTTCTTGGCGACGATGAGGTAGACCTTGCAGGCCGCGTCGGCGACGACCACGTCCGCGTTCTTGAAGCCGGAGAACGCGACGAACTGGAGCTGGACGTTCTTCAGGTGCTCCGCGTGGACCTTCTTGAAGCAGCGGATCGCTTCCGCCGCCGGCACGCCGCGGCTGTCCGCGAACATGCGCTGGAACGTGAGGTGAGCGTCTTCGAGACTGAGCGCCATCTGATCTTCTCCTTCGACGGGGCCGTGCCTCGCGGCCGGTGCCCGGCGTTCGTGCAGGATTACCGGCCGACGAAGACCGCTGAACCGCCGGCGAAGTTCAACGGTCGGTAGATCGGAGAAGTCCGGTCTACCGGGCGACTGGCGCTCACGCGAGACGCGCCGAGGTCAAGGGTATCACCGCCCGTCCACTTGGCCCCACGATAGGCCGCTGCGGCCTCCTGCGCGGCCCTGTCGGCGATGGCGGCATCGAGCTGTTGGTCCGCCTCACGTTCCCGGCGCTCGAGGAGATCCGCCGCCGCCGCCCCGCCGCCGGCCCGCCGTACGTCCATCTCAGCGAGGTCGCTCAGCACGACCGGGCCCCACTGGACGAACGGCAGGAGCGACGTGACCGGCACGAGGCCGTGCGTCGCGTAGGTCCGCGTGTCGGGGCGCTTCTGCAAGAAGCTGTACGCGAAGGCTGACCGGGCCCCGTGCGGCGCCTTCCGCGCGATGCGGTACACCGCCTGCTCCTGGCTCGGGAAGATCACCAGATCGGCGTCCGCCGCCCGCATCTCCGCGAGGAACCACGCGGGCGGTCCGAGTAGATTGAACGGATTGGGGACGCTGGTCAGGTACACGGTTTCAGTAGTCCATCCGCAGGCCGGTGAGGTTCGTCAGCTTCACGTCGACGAGCGACCGGCGCTTGTTAGACGGGATGTGGTGCGGATTCGCGATCGTCTGTACTTGCTGAAGGTGCTTCGGGAGCATCGAACGGTCGAAGCTCTCGACCGTGGCGTCGCGCTGCTCTTGGTGGTCGGTCGGATCGTCGGCTTCGACGATCGCGCACAGCGTCTCCGCGTACTGCGGCGCCGCCGGGTCTTGCGACCCTCGGAGGATGTGCTGTCGGCGGGCGCGAATCGCGGCGCCGACGATCATTGGGAACTCGAAGGGCTTGCCGTTGTGGCTCGGGAGGCCGTGCTTGTCGGCGCCGACGACCTTGGTCAAGAGCACTTCGGTCTTCTTCCCCGCGGCGTCCTTGTCCACGCGGACGCGCTGCGCGCCCGTGTCGGAGTCGATGTCTGGCACGACCGCGTAGCCGGGCGGAATGACGTAGGGACGGCCGTCGTCCATCACGTCGAGCGACTTCGTCGTCCGATTGACGACGTTTACGATGTTCTGTTGGTACGCCATTGGTCCCCTCAAAGGTGGGCGGGTTTCAGCGTCCCCGGCTCATCAGACCGAGTGCCTACTCCCCGCCCTGGTGAAACGCTTACGAACCGGCCTCACGAACCACGATGAGGCTCTGGCCGGTGATGCCGTCGAGCCGGGCGCACGTCCCCGGATTCGCGGCATAGTACTGCTTCCGCATCCGGTACCACGCCTCGAAGGCGTCGCGGCCGGTCGAGCCCGAGCCCACGCGCACGAGCACGGAGCCGTCCTCGTCCACCCACTTCCCCTTCTCCGATTCGTAGCACCGGAAGTCGGCGCCCTTCTCGTCGAGCAGGAACATGGTCGCCAGCGGCGCGGTGCGAAGCGCCGTGTACGGCACCTGCCCGACCGTCAGGTCGTCCTGGAGGAAGGCCACCGAGCCCGCATCCGGCTTCTGGAGCTTGTCGCCGGTGTACCGGCGGTCCGCTTCCGTGAGCTGGAGGTAGACGCGGCGCACGCTGTTGTGGGACACCAGCCGGCTGATCTTCCCGTCGAGCCGCTGATGGACCACGTCCGCCACCTGCTGGAACAGGTCCGCCGAGATCGCGCCGGTGCTGGCCTTCACGTAGCTCTGGTACGCGGGGTAGCTGTTGCGGTCGGCGTTGAAGTAGTTGGTCCGGTAGGTGCCATCGTCGACGAGCGCGGTCAGGCCCCAGAAGCCCTTCTCGTAGCTCGTGTCGAGGATGTCCGTCACCGAGGAGTTCGCGACCTGGACGAGATAGTCGTTGTCGGTCCAGTTCGTGAACGTGGTCCCGTCGAACACGACTTGCGTGCCGTCGCTCGTGCACGACACGACCTTGCGGATCGACGTGCGAAGGGCGCCGGTCGCGGGGTTGACCGCGCCGACGTACATCCCCGGCAGGAAAAAGCGGTTGCCGAAGTCGTCGCCCGTGATGCCGCCCGGCGCGTCGACGTTGACCGTGGCCGAGTTGATGGTCACGTCGATGAGCGCGAGCACGCCGCGGCCGTCGGTCGACAGCGCGTACTCCTGCATCCGGTTGATGTCGTCGATGATGCGGCTCATCTCGTCCTTGCGCGCGGACTTGAAGCTCGCCTCCGACTTCATGCTGTCTTCCATCGCCTCGGACGTGATCCGCACGCGGGCCATGAGCTTGCGCTGCCCGATGTGGATCTTGATGCTGCCCTGGTTCCCGGCCTCGGCGAAGGCGCCGTCCTCGCCGACGAACATCGGCGACACGTTGCGGCTCGTGTGGGCGTTGTGGACGATCTCCTGTCCCGCCCAATCGGCCTTCTTCGGCTTGAAGAGCTTCGAGAGCGGGAACTTGTTCAGCACCATCTCTGCGACGAAGTCCTCGTACTGGGTCTTGTACAGACCGCCAATGGTCTGTGTGGTGGCTCCGGCCATGTCCGTTCTCCTATCGACCGCCGGGAAGCGTCAGCTTCGACCGGCGAGGTCGTCTTGAGCTTTCGCCCAAGCGCGATTGTTGACCGCATCGAATGGGTCGTCGTCTTCGGTCTTGGGTTTCGGCACGGGCGGCGGCATCCGACTCGACGATCCCCCGCCTCGAGGCAGGGCTTTCGTCGCCTCCGCACGTCTGAGCCCGGCCGCAGCCGCCGGGCGTGTGCCAGGCTGCCGGAATCGGCCGATGAACCACTTCTCGAAGTCGCCGACCAGGTTAGCGTCCTGTCCCTCGTACCGAAGGTTACGTTCGTCGTCCGATTTCACCCACTGGACGAAGGCGTCGCGCAGCACCGAGGCTGTCTCGGGGTCGAGCGACTTGGCGCCAATCGCCGCGGCCATCGTGGTGTTCAGCCGGGTCGTGGTCGTCTGGGCGACACGGTCCCAGTACGTCTCGTTGTCCCGGTCCCACGCGGGCGCGCGTTCGGCGAGCCCGAGGAGATCCTTGGCGCGGTCCGCCAAGGGCAAGAGGTGGACCAGTTCAGGCATGAGCCCTTGAAGCTCGGATCGGAGCTTCTCCTGCTCGGCGGTGAACTTCGGGGCTCCGCGTTCGTCGCGGCCGTGGTCGCCTCCGCCTTTCCCCTCGAGGAGCGAACGAAACATCCCTTCCAATTGCGCCACGCGAACCGCGCCGGCCGCGAGTTCCCGCTGGAACTTGGCCTGCACTTCTGCGAGGCGGTACGCCGGAATCATCCGGCCAGACTTCTCGTCGGGCTCCGGCGTGCCCTCTCCGGCCTCATCAGCCTCCGGGTCGAGCACGTCGCCAGTGCTGGACGTGGCGGCACTGGAAGGCTTTTCGTCCTGGGGTACGCCCTCGGGGGCTTCGTACTCCGGCCATGTCCCTTCGTCGGTCTGTCCTTCTTCCGGGTCCATCTGACACCCACCTTTGATTCGCGCTCGCTGGCGGTCAGTTCCGCCCCATGCACCTTTGGTTCGCGAGGCTCGCGGTCAGTTCCGCGGGGCTGTGCTGGCAGAGAGGGAAGCACGAGCGCCAGCCGCGCGTCAATGCTGAGCTATGACGGACGGGTGGCGTAGGGGTGGTGTTTCAGGCGCTCGGCGGCGTCTTTCCCGCGTTCTGATTGCTGTTCCGCATCGCGCGCCCGGCGCCCTGCTGCTCGGGCGGGGGGCCGGCGGCGGCAGCGGCTTGCATCGCCAGGATCTCGTCGTACTGCGCGAGGAGCTGGTCGGCCATGGAGAGCGCGTCCGGGTACGTCTTCAGCATCGACCGCATCCGGTCGCCCGAGAGCCACTTCCGAATCTCGCTCGAGAAGATGACCGGATCGTTCCACCGCATCGCCGGAATGCCAGGCGGCGGGGTAGACCACTGCGGCTGCGCCGGCATCGGCTGGCCTGTGCCCGGCACGGGCTGGCCTGTGGCCGGGTCGATGGTCGCCGTCGCCGGGTCGAGCAGTGGCGTGGCGCCGCTCGGGTCCGCCGGATCGGGCTCGAAGGGCGAGCCCATCGGGTCGGGCGGGAGGAGCTGCGCCTCGACGACCCACTTCTCGAAGTCATCCTGCATCGACCGGCAGGACCGCACCTGCACGTCGAGCTGCGGCATCAGCTTGGTCTGCCCGAACGACTTCAGCACCTCGTACTTCGTGTCCGGGGACGCGACATCGAGCAGTTGGAGCTGATTCAAATGCTCGATGGCGGCGCGCTCGCCCAGGTTGGTCTTCGGCACCTGTGAGCCATCTTCCACGAGGATCTGGACGCTACCCTGGAGGTCGGCCGACTTGAAGCTCTGGAAGGCCCACGTATCGTTGGGACCGAGGATGGCGTAGGTCCGCGACTCGGGGCCGAATTGCCGCTCGAACTCGAGCGCGAGCGCGAACCAGCGGCGATACGCCTCGCCCCGCTGCTCGAGCACGGGCCCGAAGCGCGACTGGCTCCGCTCGACAAGGAGTTGCATCGCGGCGAACGCTTCGACACCGGCGGGCTTGGAGCCCTTGAGAATGTCGTAGGTGCCGCTCAGGCGCTCGGCGTCCGCGATGATCTGGTCCCGATACTGGAGCACGTACGCGGGCACATTCGCGCCCTCGATCCGCTCGGGCTTGGCGGCGCCGCCCGCAATCAGCGGGTTGTACTTCACGACCAGGCCGGGCTCGCCCGTGAACTTCTCGACCTCGGCGCCCTTCGGCTCGAGCCACACGGGGTTCGCCGTGCGCTGGAGACAGAGCTGGAGCAGGGCGTCGACCTGATTCAGTTGGTCGTTCTTCTGGATGATCGGATTGATCGGCGCCTCGGGGATGAAGCGGCCGGCGACCGTCTTGTAGGGGTAGTACACCCAGGGCCAGAGCCGCTGCCCGTTCACGTCCTCGGCAGGCAGCGGGCCAGGGATCGATTCGTCCTCGTACGGAATCACCTGCCACGTCCCGCCGTTGTTCAGGAAGCGGCAGACCAGCCCCTTGGGGTAGTCTGGCGACGGCTTCCACCACAGCTCGGCCTCGGTGACGCCTTCTGTCTCGAGGGGTTGATTCCCGACGCCCGCGTACGGCCCGTGGGTCATCGACGTTTGCGTCGACAACGACCGGAGCATTTGGAGGCTCCGCTCGGAGGTCATCTTCTCCCAATTCATCCCCGGCACGAGGTCAGCTCGATAGCGCGTGAACCACGTCTTCGGCTTCCAGCGCAGGCGAATCACCCCCGGAATCTCGTCGAAGTTTTCGCTGCCCAATGGGAACCCGACTTCGAGGAACGAGCACACGTCGGTGCGGCCCTCGCCGTCATGGACCGTCTGTCCGATCGGCGCGTTCTCCGCATCGAGCGCCGGCACGAACGCCCCGCTCTCGGCCTGACACGCGGGGCACATCCCCGACGCCGCTTCGATGTCGTCGGGGCGCACGACCGCCTCACACGCGGCGCAGCGTTCAAACGGAATCAGCCGCATCGATCGTTCGGCGTTCGGATCCCACCAGACATGCAGGAAGCACCCGCCGAGCACCGCGGCCCAGCGGTCGGCCGTCCGCATCCGCTCGCTCATCGCGTGCGATTCGTCGAGCACCGGCGCAAAGCGATCCGCGGTTTCGGCCGCGGTGACGTTCGCGGGCGCGTCGCCCACGGGGCGCACCACCACGCCGAGCTGTACCGCCTGGAAGGTCGAGACGATGGTATCCACCGTCTCGCCCGTGATGTTCGTCACGGGCTTGGGGATCCACTTCGCCAGGCGCTTGTCGCGCCACGTCCGCGAGTCGCGGTCGTAGTAGATCCACTGGCGCCCGAACTCGCTGTAGATGATGTTCCGCCACCAGATCCGCTCGAACTCCTCACGCCCATTGAAGCACTCCTCGTGGAAGGTTTCAAAGAACGTGACGAGCTGCTGTTCGTCGTACGGATCGGCCGGGACGGGCGCCACGTCCGGCGCCGGCGGGGCGGGCGGCGCGCCACCGAACAGCGCCTTCAGCGCGCCGAGCAAGCCGGGGGGATCGGCGGTCGCGGGGTTGGAGCGATCGGCTACTTGGATCATGGGGGGACTCACGAGAGACGGGCCGCTACGGTTGACGACATGCCTTCCTGCTCCGCCGCCTCGTCCCCCATGTCCTCGAACGCCGCCGCGCCCAGCATCAGCGCGCCCACGTCGATCCCCGGCACCACGTCGGGGAGTGGCGTGCCGCGCACGTTCGCCAGCGGGACCGTCGGACTCGTCGCCTGGATCTCTGGGACCGGCAGGACGATCCCCATCGCCCGCTGAAGGAGCAACGCCCGCTCCCCCTCGAGGCGATTCACCTGCTGCACGAGCCACTGCCGATGCTGCTCGAGAATCGCGACCGTCTGCTCGACCGCGACGCGCCGCGTCCGCTCGGCGATCATCTCGTCCTGGAGGCTACGAAACTGACGGCCGGTGATCCACACGGGTTATCCTCTGATGGAGTTTTCTCAGACGCGCCGTGACCGCCCGCGGCGCCAGCACGATCCCGTGGGGCCCGCGGTGCTCGACGCGCCAGACGACGCCCTTCAGCGGCAGCAGCTCGCCCACGTCGAAGAGGCGAATCGCCGGGGGGAGTTCGGCGTTCTCGGGGTGTCGACGCACGCGCACGCGCCACCACGCCACGACCACGCGCACGATCGGCACGCGATCCCAGGTCACTGCCAGAACCCCTCGAAGCTCCCCGCGCGCTCATCGAGGCGCTGGTCCTCGTCGATCGCGGAGTAGCCGCTCGCAAAGAAGTCGCTCGCCTTGACCGCGCCGCTCGCGTGCGCCCGCGCCAGCCCCTCGCATCGCGCGTTCCGTTCGAGCGCCCACCGGGCGATCGGATCCATCTCGGTCAGGTCGCGGCCGGCGGGCTTCTCGTCGGCGACGGGCAGCGACGGCCACGTCATCACCGCGTAGCGCACCGGGTCGCACAGATCGTCGTTGACCTTCTTGACGCGCTCGACCTTCGCTTCACCGCGCTTGTCGTAGTTCTCGGCCCACTGGTACGCGGCCATCTGCTCGACGGTGCGCGGCGCGAACCGCTCGAGGATCCAGAGCTGCCCGGCGTGCATCCACGACTTCACGCGCTCGATGCCGGCGACCACGTCGTTCTCGGCCGGCGTCGTGATGATGCCGTGCTGCGCCAGCTCGATCTGCGCTTGCCGCTGGCTGCGGTCGACGGCCCAATTCGCCGGCGTGAACGGCGCGCCGGGGTTGAACGATCCGAGCATCCGCCGAAGGCCGAGCGCGTGTTCCGCCATCGGCTTGTTGCGCTCGAGGTACTCGCCCGCGACGACCAGGCCCTTCTCGGACGCGAGAATCAGCGTGCCGCCGAACGGATGATCGGCGCCAGGGTCGAGTCCGACGATGCACGCGCGGGTCGGATTCACGCGCGGCCACTCGGGGAACAGCTCGCGGATGAGCGCGTCTTCGCGCGCCACGTCGACAGAGTCTCGATCGTTCGCGCGGCGAATCACGCGCGGCCAGAGGTTCGGATAGACGGCGCCGGTGAAGGTGACGAAGTCGGCTTCGTATTCCTGCTGGAAGAACAGCGGATCGAGCACCTTGCGTTGCGCTTCGATTTCATCGGGGTCGACCTGGGGATTCTCGATCGTCTTGTATTTGCACGCCCACGCGCCCGCGGTGCCGTCGAGCGCCGGGCGCCAGTACTTGCGATAGCACCAGTCGAACGACTTCGGCGTCGTGGTCACGACGATCATGCCCTTCCGGTCGGTGACGGCCGGGAGCGCCACGTCATGCGCCATTTCCGAGATCTTCGCGCCCTCGTCAATCCACAGCCCGTCGAGCCCGGGCCCGCGCGCCTTCTCGGGGTCTTCGAAGCTACGGAACGCAATCAGCCGATCGTCGAGCAGTACGATTTCCTTATGCTCGGACGTGAACGGCTTCACGATCCAGCCCTTCGGGATGCACGAGAGGACCGACGGAATCACGACATCGTGTAAATCCTGGTAGGTCGGCGCCGCGCACCAGTAGCGGCTCCCCGGGATCCGCGAGCAGTCCTCGACGATCGAGAGCCCGCCGATCTTCGTCTTCCCGCCGCGGCGCCCCGCGAACAGCCCGAAGCGATTGAAGACGCGGTTGCCAAGCGGCGTGCGCTGGCCGAGCGCCTGAAGGTAGGCGTGCTGATACGGGTTGTAGAGCAGCGAGATTTCGAGCGCGGACACCTGGGGCGTGTTCACGGCTCCGGCTCCGTGGCCTTGTCCACGCGCGGAGTGCCAACGATCTGCCCGGGCAAGGTCGCTACGTCCGTCAGCATCGGCACGGGCCCGCCGTTTGGGGTCGTGTAGATGATCTGAATCGCGGTCGCGTTCGTGGTCCCAGCGCCCTGGTTGTTGTTGTACGTGCGGAAGTGGCCGCGGCCCTTCATCACCGCGAGCGCCGCATCGAGGTTGCCTTCCTCGAGCCGATCGTGCAGCACCTCGAGCGCGCGGAAGATCGTGTCCTGATCGAGCTTCGTGTCGATGTTCTCGCGGAGCGCGCCTTCCGCCCGCGCCCGGCGAATCCACTGTTTGACGGTGCCCTGGGAGAGCTTCAGCGCCTCCGCGATCTGCGGGATGGTCATGCCTTCGCCCCGCAGGGCGATGATGACCGCGGCGCGCTGCGCGTAGAGTTCGGGCGGCAGCGGCGACGAGCCGCCGACCAGGGGGACGGTGGGTTCAGGGACGTAGGGCGGCAACGGGTCGCCGTCGCGGGAAATTGCCACGCTCACACTCAGGAGACTGCCCGACAACAGGGCGCCGCGTCAATGCTGAGCTACTTTGGCGGTGTCAGCTTCTCGATGACCGGGCAGTTCTCGATCGGGCAATTCTCGTCGGTCGCGCGCACGCGCAACGACCGCATCGACCGCAGGGCGAGGACGAGTCTCATGTGCGGGGCACCAGCTTCAGGGGCTCGACGGGTCGGCCAGGAGTCCGAAACTCCGGCGCCGTACAGCTCGGGTCGATGACGACCGGCACGCCGCAGAGGACCGGCGGCAGGGCAATCGTGGACAGGAGCCGGCGGCAAGCGTCGGTGAAGGGGGAGTCTGAGGATGGCACGTCAAACGCTCTCATCGGGGAAAACTCGCCCGGCCCCGCGTGCGAGACGGGACCGGGCCATCGGAGAGGCGAGCGCGAGTAGCCAACCGGGAGTCTACCACGCCTCGCCCGCGTGTCACGTCAAAGTTCGAGGCGGTCCCGTGCGTCCGCCAGCCGGTCGTTCAACCCGCGCGCCGTCTGCGCGAGGTCGTGCAGCGCCTCGTCCGCCTGGTCGAGCGCCCGCGCCACCGCCGGCCGGTCCCGCAGCCCCTCGTCGGCCGGGAACGGCTGCTCGCGCAGCGCCGCGACAGAGGGCATCGTGGTCAGCCCCGGCATCGCCCGCTCCACCTGGTCGGCCGTCGACCGCAACACCGACCGCCCGTAGCTGTCCGCGCCCACCCCGCGCATCATCGTCTGGGTCTGGTCCATCGTCGTCCCCCTCAGCCCGCCACGCGCACCGTACACGGCCGCGCCGGCGGCGTGTGAATCAGCCGGTCCAGCAGGTGCCGCGTCATCGACCGCACGATGAACAGCCCCGCCTCCGCTCGCGCCGCCGCCGGCCCGACGCCGCGCGCCTCCACCTCGAGCGCCCGATGCAGCCCCGTCACCACCCGCACCGCCACCACCAACGCATCCCGGTCGTCAAAGCTCACCATCGGCGCGCTCCGCAGATGTTGAACACCCAGGCCAGCATCACCGCCACCAGCACCGCCGTCCAGACGTAGGGGCCCACCAGCCGCAACAGCTCCCACATCCCGCCGATGGCCCGCAACTCCACGAGCGACCCGTCCGCCATGCCGCGCAGCCTACACCCACAAGCCCCTCCCCCGTCAATGCTGAGCCACACCCCCCGCCAATC